CAATCTCTGCCATTGACATCACACCTGGATCTGCCAACATCACACTAGCATTTGCACTTGATAATGGTGCCCCTTCAGATAACGTGCAACTTGAAAAGCACACTACTTACTATCATGCAGAGGGTGGTCCAAGCTACTCAGCCACTCACTACGCAGGTGGAGAGATTGAGGAAGCTATCTCAGGACTTAAGTCTATTTCTGCTACACTAGAAAACTGGTCCACTGCTCAGTTACCTTCATGGTCATTTGCGGTGGAAGGTTTAGGACTTGAGAGAAGTGTTGGCACACCTGCCTATGCACCAGACTTTTCAAATGATGCTTTGCCACCTGTTCTATTAAACGCATGTATTTGGATCAATGGTGTTAAGGTTTCTTACTCTGAGCTATCAATGAGCTTAGAAAACACTAAGTCAGAAATTAATGGTCCATGCTCAGACTCAGGCAAGATCGGTGCAAGGTTCACACAGTTTGCCTGCACAGGTGAAATCACTGCCTACACTGAGGATGATGATGTGGATCGCTTTGATGCCTTCAATAATAATGATGATGTTTCTATCTTTGGCTATGCCTTCAATCCTACTGCAGTGGCAGGTCAAGGGAAAGAGTATGTGGCATTTTGGATCCCACAAGCTAAGGTTACATCTATCCCATTTGGTGATGTGGATGGAATCATCTCAGATCAGATCTCTTTTAAAGCATACAGAAAAGATGGTGGAGACTCTGTCTTCCTATCATTTATTTAATAGGTCCGTCTTCCCTATTAGAGTTGGTTTGCCCCTTGCCATGTGCAGGGGGTTTTTGTTTTAATAGATAAAAAAACCAAGGGGACACACATGAAGATAGCTAAGACATCAGATCGTTTTGAAATTTCCTATGACACATATAAGATCTTTATTTCACCACTTAAGTATGAGCATAAATTAGAGATCCTTGAGAGCATCAAGGTAGATGGTGGGGTGGAATATTCAGACGTGAAAAAGCAGGCATTTCTTGCCATTAAGTATGGGGTGAAATCTATTGAAGGCTTCCAGGGTTATGATGATCAAGACTATAAAGTATCATTTGATTCTAATGGTAATCTAACTGATGACTGCACATCTGAAGTCTTAGAGGCATTGTCTCAAATCAGGATCAGTGAAAACTCTGCCCTCTTGCCTGTGTTTAACTTCCTTACTGGAAACAAATCCAAGCTCTCTGGTGTCTCAATCAAGATCAATGGTAAAGAGATTGACCTGGGAAACGGATAGAAACTCTCTTTGACTCGGTCTATTGGTCAATAAATGAGATGTCCAGTGTTTCAAATCATGACTACATTGAGCTAGTCTCTACATTTAATGTGATCCATAATAACGAGTTTCATTGTGGGACATGCAAAAAGAGAAGCTCACAAGAGACTAGAGACAAGAAAAAAGCCTGTTCTATTCAGTCAGATAAAGAGATCTTTCAAGTGGATGAGAAAGTCTTTTACAAGAGATGTCCTGCTAACTTTTGGTCTGCATCAAGTCAAGAATTGATCTCAATCTATAGTAAATTTGATAAAGGGTTGTTACCATATAGGGGAAGCTTAATGGATCAACCTGCCAAGTTTATAGACGTTATGAGCATAGTGGAAAGATTAACCATTGAGCATCAAATAGAAATGAATAAAAAGGCACAGAAAAAATGGCAGACAACAAAGCGGAAGTAGTCATTGGCTTTGACGATAAAGAGCTTAAAGCAGGGATAAGAGAGTTTGAAAAGAGTGTTGCCAAAATGGGTGATGATCTTAACAAAGCTTTTAGTCCAAAGCCTGCCAATAAGTTCTTTGATGAGATTAAAAAAGCATCTTCCAGTGTGTTTGGTGGCATGGCCAAAGACTTTGCCGTAGGTTCATTGGTGGCAGATGGCTTTAAGTTTGCACTAAATGCAGTCAAAGACTTTGCAGTAGGATCCATCAATGCCGCTCAAGAGCAGGAAAATGCTCTCAACAATCTATCGGTAGCTTTAAAAAGAACAGGTGAGTTTTCTGAGCAGGCAGTAAGTGACTTCTCAGCATTTGCCTCAGAAATACAAGCTACAACAATCTATGGGGATGAGTTAATCCTTTCGCAGTTAGCATTGGCAAAATCCTTTGGTGCATCTAATGATCAAGCAAAAAATCTAGTTAAAGCGGCGGCAAATCTATCTGCCACATTTGGTGGATCACTTGAGGAGAATGTAGAGAAACTTGGAAAGACTCTACAAGGAAACGCAGGAAGACTTGGCCAGTACATAGGAGCAATCGGAAATCTCAGAGAGTCTCAGTTAAAGGCAGGGGATGCCATAGACATTGTGAATGAAAAGTTTGCAGGTGCGGCACAAGCCCAGACTACTACATACACAGGTACCATCACTCAGCTATCAAATGCAGTCTCAGATTTACAAGAGGAGTTGGGTGGACTTGTGACAAGTTCAAGCTCAGTAAAAAGTGGTCTAGGGATCTTAACTGGAATATTCCAAGAATTGACTCAAGGATTTACAGACTCAAGGATAGCAGGTGAACTACAGGAAAAAGGCTTTGTGGACACAGAAAGTGAAATCACAAGACTATCTGAGAAGTATGCCAAACTTACAGAAGAGCTTGAGAAAAATGTGGCAGTAGTCCAAGCAGATAAAAACAAAGGTTTCTTTGAGTCATTGTTTAGTTTTGATAATGCCCCACTAGCTCAAGAAAAAGTCCAAAAGATAACTCAAGAGCTAAAGACATTAGACAAGCAAATAGAGATGTCTGCACAAAAAACATCAGAGCTTGGCCAACCTAGCAAAGACAAGGGTGGTGATGGTGCAGAAAAAGACAAAAAAGTCACTGATCAGATCCTAGCTCAGAGGGCACAATTTTATGTGGACATCCAGGATCTAGAGAATCAAAACACATTGGCACAGAATGAGGCAGACATCCTGAGAAGATCGGCCAAGCAAGGCATGACAGAGCAGGATCTATTAGAGCTTCAATCTATTGAGCAGACTAAGATTGATCTACAGTTTCAAGCTGAGGAAGCCAAGGCAAGACTTATCACTAACTCAACAAATCAGAGACTAGCTCTTGAAAAGGTAGCAGGTCAAAAGTCCCTAGCTCAAAAGAAACTAGAGACAGATCAGTCCATTAAGCTTGAGCAGTTTAAAGCTCAGGAAGAGCAAAAGATCCAACAATTAAAATTCCAGGTGGCATCTAACTTTCTTAACGCAGGGATCATGCTTACCAAGCAAAACTCAAATGAGCAAAAGGCACTTGCCTCAACACTTGCAGTGATGAACACATGGCAGGCGGCTTCAAATGCCCTAGCTACTAAGGCACCATGGCCACTACCACAAGTCTTTGCCGCCTCTGCAGTAGCTCTTGGTTTTGCCCAGGTAGCTCAGATCAATAAAGCAAAGTTTGCTAATGGCGGTATTGTTGGCGGTAGTTCATTTGCAGGTGATCGAGTCCCTGTCCAAGTAAACTCAGGGGAAATGATACTCAATAAAAATCAACAAAAAGAGTTATTTTCAATTGCAAATGGTGGTGGATCAAGTGATGCTATTATCAAGGCAATAGATAATTTAGGGGCTAGAATTGCCTCAATGCAGACAGTGGTCTCAATTAATTCAAGAGAGATCGCAAGAGCAGTAAGGGATGAGAGATCATCGGGATTTGCGGTGTAACTTATGAGTGTTAAACTATACGCAGACAATCTTGTTAAGCAGGCCACACTTACAGCATCTTCTGAAAATGCTCAGTTTCCTACATCTAACCTTAAGGATGATAGAAGATCAAAAGTCTTCCAATCTACCACTACATCATGCAACATAGTCTTTGACATTGGTGACATCAGAGAGATTGACTCTGTCTGTATTGTAGAGTCTGGTTATGATCCTATCGGTTTCACATCTGCCACCATAGAATTAAACTCAGTGGACTCATGGATCTCACCACCTGTGTCACAAGTCTTAACTATAGATCCAGTTAATGGGTGGATCAATTATGACTGGGCATCTGTTCAAAACTACCGATTTGCCAGGATCTCATTTGTTAATACTCCAAATCCAGTGGAAGTATCAAAGGTCTTTATCGGGAAGAGAGTAGAGCTAGATCAGATCTGTTTTTCTTATCCGTTAAACTACAAGCAAAACAATAATGCCTCTGTGTCTAGAAATAGATTAGGTCAAAAGTTCATTGATGAGGTCAACACTCAAAAGGAATTTTCTGGATCTATCAACACAATGACAAAAGATGAAGTGGATCAGATCTTTGAGGTGGTAGACTATGCTTCATTTACCAGACCTGTCTGGGTTAATTTTAATGGAAGCTATGTCCTCAATGATGAAAACAAAATAAGTGGATATTATTATCTCAATGATGATCCTACATTTACACTGCAGTCTGGAAACTATTGGAGTGTGGGCCTTTCATTTACAGAGGGCACATGAGTAGGATAGTGGTAGATGAGCTTATCACAACACTAGATCAACCTATCACAGTAGATAGATCCATTTATGTAGCAACAATCAGGCCTCACTTATACTGTCATAATAGTCCATTAGGGACATTTTCATTCAACATCTACAGTCCAAGTGGACTTATCAAATCTTTTTCATTCACATCATTAGACATCAAGTCTGCCTGTGGTCTAAGTGAGGCTTATTTCCACGCATATTATGCAATACCTGTAACACCTTTCCTGGTGCCAAGGGGAAGTTATACTATAAAGCTTGAGTCTTCTGGTTATACCTTCTCAGAGTCTTCATTTATGGGATGGTGCAAGGACGTAACACCTACAGGCAGAGTCAATGGGGATCCTGAAAACTATACAGAAAACCCATTTTCATTTAACCTTATAGAGTATCAACCAAGGGAATTTTAAAATGGCCCTAAAAATAGTCACAATCTCAGATGGATTTGAGTCTGCCACAGTCCCTAGTATTGTGGTGCCAAGTGTATTATCTAACTCAACTTACTATGCCACACTATCAAGTTTAGATTTGGTTAATGGTTATTTAACTATCCCAGTTGAGCCCACTGCCCCTACAGAAGTGCAGTTAGTTTGGAATGGCATAGGGCAATTTTACACTCAAGACTTCACAGTTGTAGGCAGTAGCTTATTTTTTCAATCAAGACTCTCACCACTTCTATTAGTGGGTGATGAGGTAACAATCATTTATAAGTAGGAATTATGGCACAAATTATTAAGCGTGGTTTACAGGGTAACTCAGTAGATGGATCAAAAGTCCAGTTTTCTAACAATGAAAGTTTTAGAGCAAGAAACTTTGCAGACACATCAGATGTTTCACTATTTAAACTTAATGCCTCAGATGAGTGGGAGTTTCAAGCTCTTCCAAAATACTCAACTTCAAATATTGCCACAGAGTCTTTTGTCACAGGTGAGCTAGCAAATTATGCTTTAAGTTCATTAATTGGGGATGCTAGTGGGATATGTCCTTTAAATGCATCTACAAAGATTGATGCCACTTACTTGCCAAGTTATGTGGATGATGTTGAAGAGTATGCAGATCTCGCAAGTCTTCCAGTGACTGGTGAGGCAGGAAAGATCTATGTGACTCTAGACTCTAACAAAACTTATAGATGGTCAGGATCTACTTATGTTGAGATCTCTGCAGGTCCATCATCTACAGATGCAGTCCCAGAGGGTGTGGTCAATTTCTATTTCACAGATGCAAAGGCAAGAACGGCCGCGGTAGTTGATAGCATGGCAGGATCTGAGACAGATCAGGCACCATCAGTTTCATCAGTTAAGACATACATAGAAAACGAGTCTGCAGACATTAACGTGCAATCATTCACACTATCTGCAGGTGACATCACAAATGGATATATTGATCTAGCATTTGAGGCAGAGGATGTGATTGAAGTCACACCTAAGGGATTTCCACCACAACATCCAGTGGATGACTACACTCTGAGTGTTGTTTCATCAGTCACTAGGATCACATTTGCAGGGGACATGCTCTCATTAATTGCAGGTGATAAAATAAAGGTAGCTTATAGCGTATGAGTTTAATACTAGATCGGGCAGTTTACTTAGAGGCAAATGGTTTAAACAAGACTTTAAATCAGGCCATAGTAGATGGTGACATAGGCGCAGGCGGTGGAGGTGGTGGAAGTCCTCTAGAGATCTTCTCTGAGGTAGTCCAAGTGGTTGCCCCTACGGCCTCATCTGAAGGGATAAGTTACTTTATCTCACCTGGATCATCCACAATCTCATTTGTTAAACTGATGGTCTGGGATAAAAATGGTGTGACTACTGGAAACTTAACCATAGACATCAAGAAAAACACATCACCAAATCCTACAGGAATGACATCAATCTTTTCTGTGCTTCCTACTTTGGATTTTGCTACGGCATCAAACTATGACTCAAATGCAGGCACAATCTCAACAAGTGCAATATCAATCAATGATGTCTTAAGACTTGATGTTACATCAATCCCTAGTGGGTTTATTGGTTATTTTTCTATAACGGTGTTTGCTTAATGACTTATGATGACTACATCGAACAAACCAGATCTCAAAAAATTATCCTTGCCCACATAGAGGCAAAGCAGAAACATAAAATCTTTTCACTTGTAAGTGGTGCAATATATAAAAAGACAGTCAGCTACTTTGTGGTCAATGTCTCAGTGGATGGATCTGATCTATCTATGGCATCAAATGAGACTCTCTCACCTGGTGAGTTCTACTATAAGGCAGACACATCAGAGCTATTTGTCAGGATGTCAGACGACACAAATCCATTAACCAAAAGTCTCTATGCCACTTATAGGTTTTTCTTTTCTAATATCTCAACCAATGCACCATGGGACATGGGGACAGGATCTCTTGTCAATTATGATCCAAGGATCTCATCTATTGGATCCCTTAAACTTGAGTTAGATTTTGAGCAGACTGGTATAAGTCTTGAGACAGATAGCTCAATAAGTTTTGAAAATAACGATGGTTTCTGGGAAGACAAATTTGATGTCTTAATATTTGAAAACAACATCTCAAGATTTTGGGCATGGTCCAAGTCACTAGCATTTGATCAAGCTAAGTTAATCTATAGAGGTCTAGTCTCAGATAAATCCTACAGTGACAAGTCAGTCTCATTTAATCTTAAGGATGATCTTTCTAAACTTAGAAGAAAAGTCTCCTTACCTTTGTTTTCTAATCTAGATGGTGATGTGGATCCTTCAGTGATCAATAAACCTAAAAGGTTAGTTTTTGGGAAAGTGGATAAGTTGTCCATGACTGGATGTGATAAGGTCCTGGATGGTTTTAATCTAACTGGTTTAATAAGTGGTGATGCAGATAGAAACTTGCTACCAGGTACAGTCTCAGGCACATCAGGGCAGAATCAGATTAATGGAGTAGGCACAGACTTTCTCACATCATTAACTGCAGGTGATCGGGTAACTATCATTAGTTTCTTTAACGAGTACACATACACAGTCAACACTGTAGTAAGCAACACTCAAATCATAATCTCAGGGACCATCTCAGTTAGCTTCTCAGGTGCCCAGATCAGGACTCAAGAGATTGAAAACAACATCATTGATGGGATAGGCACAGCATTTAAAACTGAGCTATCACCTAATGACAAGATCAAAGTCATAGTCAATGATCTAGAGGAAGAGTTTACAGTCTCTGCCATTAACTCAGACACAGAGATAGTGATCAATGAAGAGATAGAGACAAGCTTTGAAAACAAGACTGCCACCAATCTACCAGAGATTAACTACAGATATAAAAACAGAAAGTGGAATATAGCAGGCCATAAGTTAAGGCAATACTCAGTCACTATCACTGAGATTGTGGACATTAACATAGTGGCAGTGGATGACCTGAATGATCTAGAGGATGGAGATAACATCTCTATTAATGGTCAATACTATAAGATCCTAAGAATAGTTAATAACCAAGTCAGACTCAATCAATCTTTTAGGACTGCAGTGGTAGTGGGTGATCTTCTCACTAAGCTTCCACTTAACTTTGCCTATCTCAATAAGCAAAGATTTACACTTAATAGGGATTTCTACTTAACCAACAATGTTAATGATTGCTACTTAGAGTTTGATGATCTAGCTGAGTTTAACGTGGCACCTGTTAAATCTATCAACACTTCATTTACATTTGTGGATGGATCAGACACAGTCACCATCACAGCTAGTGACATTGATCTCACTCAGTTAATTAAACCGAGAGACTGGATCAAAGCTAAGACTCTAGTGGTGGATGACTATCATGAGGTCTTGAGTGTTTCTACTTATGAGATCAAATTAAGGATCCCAGTAGATTATGATTTCACTGGATCACTTAACTACAAGTCACCTAACTACATTGGTGATGACTCAATCATGACCACCGATTGCATTGGTTTAGACTACGGAAATGAGTGGATCAGATACCCATCTCAGGCCGTGCAGTATGTGATAGAAAATGCAGGTTTCACTAACATTAACACCACATCATTTGATGATGCAGAGGAAGATGGTAGATTTGAGCTATGTGCATTTTATCCAGAGAATATTGGTGATGAGATCGACACAGTCAGAAACATAGTCTCAGACATTAACGCATCAGTCTTTGGATCCCTCTACTTGGATCAGGACTTTGACCTAAGCTATAAGGTACTAAATGCAGACAAGCCACTAGACATGGAAGTGATTAAGGATGAGGACATCATAAGTTTTAGTGTGTCTTCAAAGTCAGACATCATTAACTCTGTCCTGGTAAACTATAAAAAAGAAACTGATCAAACTACAGGCACACTAATAGACTCTAACTTTATCCTGGACTCAGACTTTGTTAATGAGGCAATAGGTAAGGTAGAGCAAAAGACTTTGGACCTTAAGCTTTACCATGCAGATCAGGCCAACATCATAGGGCAGAGATATCTTTTCTTTAAATCCCTAACGCAGTCAGTAGTCACAGTTAAGACAAAATTAAAATTGTCAAACAAGTCCATCAATGATGTGATCTATCTAGATTTAGACAGACTCTACAGACGTTATGGAAACTCGACAAATAAGAAGTCTGGGATCATTAACATGATCTCTAGAGATGGTCAAAACACAGTGGTGCAGTTTAATGATCTGGCCAATCTCTTTTCAAGGGTGGCCACCATAGCTGAGAATAGCACACCAGATTTCTCATCAGACTCTGAGGATGTGGACAAGTTTGGCTTTGTTGTAGATAATTTAACAGAAGGTCCAGAAAGTATAAGTGAAGTTGGCATAGGGAATAACTTAATAGGATAAGACCATGGCATTTGTAGTTATACCATCAAGCTCATACGCAGTAGGTAAGGCAGTTAAGACTGAGCTTTTCGGGAATGTAGTCAACAATTTAAATGATCTTAACGATCGAGTTAATACAATCTCCACAGGTGCCAATCCTATTGAGCTTATTGATTCAAAGATCACACTACTCTCATCAGTCTTAGGTGATGGACTCATCACGTATTATGAAGGTAAAAACACTTTCTTTATTTCTCAAGTTAAGCTTCAGATATTTGAAAAGGGATTAAACACATCGGGCACTTTGTCTGTGGATGTGCTTAAGTCATCTACACTGGGTGGAGTTTATACATCTCTTTTAACATCATCAATGACTATAGACTATTCTACTGCATCTGATTATGAGTCTGTATTAGCAGACTTTGCCTCAATCCCAGAGGTCAATGCAGGTGAGTTTATAAAATTTAGAATTATTTCAACACCGTCTAACTTCCCTTTGGAGTTTAGACTTTCATCTTTTGGAGCAGTTTAATGAGTGCGGCAAATATTATTTTAGGTGCTACAGGTGGAGGAAATCTTTTAAGATTAACCACTTTTACATCATCAGGCACATGGACTAAACAGGCAGATGTTGCAAGGATTTTGGTTTATGTTGTTGGTGGTGGTGCGGGTGGGAATGGGGCAACTTCTACAGCTTCCTCATTCGCAGGAGGATCTGGTGGAACATCATCTTTTGGGGTTCACTGTTCTGCAAGTGGCGCCCCTGGTGGTTTAACTACATCAACTTATGGCATAGGATCAGGTGGTGATATAAATCTCAGAGGATCTGGATCTGTTGGTAACACAAGATATATGGCTTCAGCTATCTCAAATTATACGTGTGGATTAAAGGGTGGAGATAGTATATTTGGGGGTGGCGGACTTGGTTATCCAGGTAGTTCATCAACTGGTGCAGGGGCAGGGCTCCCAGGAGTTAATGGTGGAGGTGGTGGAGGTGCTGGATATAGAGATGGTGTTAATAATTATCATTGCCAAGGGGGAGGGAGTGGTGGTTGTGCTATTAAATTAATTCAAGCAACATCTCTTGGATCTACGGTAACGGTCACTATTGGTGCAGGTGGATCAGCATCAGGGGGAGCACAGCCAGGTGGTGCAGGCGGTGCAGGAATTGTGGTTATTTATGAATATGGGTATTAACATGAAAAACTTCGCAATCATTAACAATGGGATAGTAGATAATATTATTGTTTGGGACACATCAAATGCATATGATCCTATTGGACAGGCAGTTGAGATCCCAGATGGTGTGATGGTCAACATTGGATTTCTTTATCAAGGTGAAGAGTTCATTGATCCAAATCCACCTGTGGAAGAAACTCAACCAGAGGCATAATAGATGAAAAACCTAGACGATAAGATCAAAGCAATCATTTATTGGATCGGTCTAGGGATCTCACTTGTAGTTTATGCTCACGCTAACTTTTCCACTACAAAGCAAGTTGAAAAGCTTGAGGCAAGGATTGAAAGACAGGCAACATCTGAAGACATAGCAAGACTTGAGGGCAAGATTGATGCCTTAACTCTTTATCTCTTAGAGAGAAAATAGATGATCACAGTCACAGATTATTTAATGGGAAGAGACAGGCAGGATCCTTTGGATATGCTTCAAACTAGAAACATGGCAGAGCTACTCTCTAGAGTTAATCATCTCATGGCAAGTCTAAATTTTGATCCTAAGCTCTCATCAGGTTACAGACCACCAAGGATCAATAAATCCGTAGGTGGTGCAAAGATGTCGACACATACAGTGTGTGCAGGCATTGACCTATTAGATCCAGAAAACAAGATAGGTAAGTTTTTAAAAAAGAATTTTTTCATCCTTGGGAATTATGATCTCTATCTAGAAAATCCAGATCACACACCAGGATGGTTGCACTTAGATATTAAACAAAGAAAAAATAGAGTCTTTAATCCTTAGGAGAATTTTATGGAGCAAATCTTTTTATTTTTGAAGCCAATGATTGAGGCATACGCAGGACAGTTTGGACCTGCCATTCAGATCATTTCTATTATTGGATCACTCAGACTGGTGATTAAACCTGCCATGGAGTTATTTAAAGCTTATGTGGCAATCACACCAAGCAAATCTGATGATCACCTTCCAGGTCAATTTGAAAACTCAAAGATCTACAAAGCTGTAGTTTTCTCACTTGATTGGTTTGCTTCAATCAAACTTAAATGATCACTCTAGTTTCTTCCCTTATTGGTGCAGTAGAGGCAGGACTTAAGCTTTGGGGTACCAAAGAGGGAAGAAAATATCTTGATGAAATATTAGAGTTAAAACAGGACTGGGTTAATGAATACAATAAAGAAACTCATGAAAGGTCTGATGCTAAGCTTGATCTTATTGAGCAACGAATCATGCTCATCAGTGAACTATTCAGTTCCAAGATTGGAAATGAGGACTCTAAGAATTTGTGAGAGTCTAGATGGTTTCTGTTATAACTATGATGTGTGCCTCAAGAAATTTCTGGGCATGTGTCTCAAGCGAGAGATTGCTACTGATAAAATAGACTTCTCAGACAAAGACAAGGTCAAAGAACTGCTAGATAAAAACTTTCACCTCAAGGCCAGAAAGAAAGTCATCTAGTGGATAAGGCCAAGAAAGAATCACTAGAAAGACTTAAGAATAGACTAGAGCAATTTAAACTCAATCTTAAACTAGCTTCCCAGGACAATGATGTCTGTGACGTTAAGTATTGGTCCAAGCAAGTTAAGATGACTGAGCTTATTATCAAATGTCTTGATCAAGATAGGAAGATTTAGGAGCATTGATTAACTTAATCCTAACAATGCAGGACCATGTCTCTCTGGGCCATGGACTCTTTGAGATAGATGCCTGAGTGATCTGGCTATCATCCACACCTATCCTTTTAAATAGGGCATCCTCAAGAATTTTAAAGGCATTAGTCACATCAATGCACTTCTCATTTATAGTCCCTCTTTTTGTGAAAAATTCATGCTGAGGCACAAAGATCTCAACGTCAAAGCTAAATGAGTGTTTAGTCTTAATGTAGTTCAATCCAATGCCTCGCAACAAATCATCAAATGGCTTGAGGTAGGTGTTTAATTCCCTCTCATAGTTGACTGCTTTGGCAGACTTGATGAACATCCTACGCTTTGAATGTAGACTAAACTTTTGATTGATTGACAGTGGTTTAATAGGGATTTGTAGAGAGATTTCCTTCATCTCATAATTAAACTTTTTAAGGATTAAAATGACAATGAAGGAATGAGATTCTAAAATTTAACTGAGGACTCCACTTAATGTGTGTGGTGGTGTCTTTGCCTCTGGTGGTTACGGATGATCATCAGGGGCTTTTCAATTATTTCTTAGATGTTTTCTTGGCAGGTTTCTTGGTAGGTTTTGCAGTCTTCTTTGCTACTTTCTTAACAATCTTTTTGTCTTTCATTTCTTTCCCCTTATAAAAGTTATAGGCATTTAGCCACGTGTTAAATAAAATTCCATAATAGTTGACAGGCATTTTCTCACCATCGAAAAACTTGAGAAAATCATTTCTTACCTTTGCGAAAATTGATTCTGACAATTTCATATCCCAAAACTCTCTTGTTTAAAGTTACCTTCTTAAGGTTCCATCCAAAGATTAAACCTAAAGTAAATATTTTAATGGCTTCAATTTCACTGATCATAAATGCCTTTTAGATATTTGGCAAAGATATTTGATGCCTTATAAGGCACAGTCTGCAGATTGTACTTATCTGGTGAGTTCCCTTTATGTGAAAACCCGCATAGGTGAGTAGCTTCATGGTAAATGTTTTCCACTCTATCCCATAATGGCAAATTAAGTTTCCTTGAGTTTACATAGATTGTGGACCCCTCAGCATAACCAATCACATTTGACCATGGATTGATTGTCTTATAGAGTTCCACTTCAATCTCAAGTCCAAACATTAAAGACTTCAGTCTCTGGGACACTGTGAAGCTATCACTTAAGGTGTGATTAAACTTTTCTTGCGTTATTAATTCTAAAAAAGCTTTGTCCTGATAGTGCATCATCACAAGTCTGCAAGCTTCTCTGGTGACTGGATGGTTAAAATGCATACTTATTTTCATTAAAGTCCCTCATGAATTGTTTTAGATTGCTCATCCCCACGATAAGCTTTTTCTTCCCCTTCAATTCCACCAGGTAAACACTTTGACCTTTCAATCTTGATCTCCTGATGACCATCGGGAAAGTGATCATTTCTGATTTCCTCACAGCATTTGAACACTTTTTCATTGGATGATGTTATCCCTATAGAAGTGAGGAGATCAAGCTTTGACTCAAGATCTTTCTCATAGTTTAGGAGTGATAATAGTAGAAATTTAATGTGATCTTTCATTTTCTTCTTAATACTTCCAAGCATTGTTGTAGCTTCTCATTAGCGTGATGCCTATCATAGTCAATTGATGTGGCACCATCCTTAAAACCTACTCTCTTGCCCAAAAAATATCCCATGTTAAGCGAGATCATGATGATGAATAGTATGTTTAACATTAGAAAATCCACTTAATGAGTGTGTCTTTGTCGAGATCCATAATCAATCCTGTGTTGATTTCCTTGCATGGTATAGTGTTTCCAGTGGGTGCCCCTGCTAGGGCATAATCCTCACCATCTTGAGTGACAAAGTAGGTGTTTATCTCTGCTACCTCCACCAGATCACCTAGTGTTTTAGGTTCATCATACTGTTTATAAGACTTTCCAAAGGCATTAATCATGGCAGGGATTGCAATCACTGTGGTCCTGTCTAGTTCAATCATGGATGCTAGAAACTTTT